AAAAGAAGAGAAGGGTGATGCCGCGGCGGGTAAGATGCTTACCCCTTTCTTGCTCGATGTCCTGCGTTATTCCGAAGGAATGAAGTTCTGTGTTCTTACTGCGACACCTATGTACAATACGTATAAAGAAATCATTTTCATGCTTAACTTATTACTGATGAACGATAAAAAGGCGACCATTATCGCATCTGATATTTTTGATAGAAATGGAACGATAACTGAAAAAGGCGCGGCTCGCTTGAGTGCCATTGCCCAACATTATGTTAGTTTCATGCGTGGTGAAAATCCCATTTCCTTCCCTGTTCGATTATTTCCCCAGGTTCCTGCTCTATCCGCCTATCCCACCATGGATCCACGCGGTGCACCCCTTCCTGCCGATGAGACATCATACTATCAAAAGCTTCCATTAGCACCCGTTATCCTACAGGGAGAAACCCTTCGTGCAAGTATGCTTTTCATGAATGATCTACCAGCAGATGGAAAAGGATTAAGCACCATCATGTTGGAAAAATTGGTTCACGCAGGAAATATCGTCGTTCCCGCAACCGATTCCACACGCGGTGATACGATTGAAGCCTATACACTTCGTGCGAATAGCGAATCGTTATGGACGGTTATGGATCAGCAAATCATGGGCGGAGAATTACGTGTTCGTGCAAAGGCATCCGTTGGAGCGAAATGGCTCGTCGAAGGAGAACTCGCCAATTTCAGTCCCAAGTTTGAATTTCTATTAAAGCGAGTTCGAAATGCAGAAGGATGCATCTTTGCCTATAGCCGCTTTGTATCAGGAGGTGCTCTTCCTTTGGCTCTGGTACTCGAGGCAAACGGATATACTCCTTATGAAAGAAAGCCGATCCTTATGGATGGAATTCAAGCTCAAGGTGGAAGACAGTGTGCGATGTGTCCTCGTAAGGAACGCGAACATGCTTCCGCAAGTCATGCGTTTTCACCTGCATACTATGGACTCATAACAGGTAATACCAATCTTTCGCCACAAAATGAAAAGATCATTGTGGCACAGCGAGGCATTGCAAACAAGGATGGAAAAATGATTAAGATCGTCATCGGTTCTCAGATCGCATCAGAAGGTGTTGATTTCCGATTCATTCGTGAAACCCATGTGATCGATTCCTGGTACCATTTGAACAAAACCGAACAGATTCTGGGTCGTGCCATTCGTTTCTTATCCCATTGTGCGTTGGAAAAGGAACGAAGAAACAATACCGTATATTTGTACGTTGGTGTTATTCCATCGGATGTATCCAATCGTGAAACCGCCGATCTGCTGAGTTATCGTATGGGATTCCGAAAAGCGGTTCAGATTGGACGGGTAACACGAATCATGAAACAGTCTGCGATTGATTGCAATCTGAATAAAGATGCGATCATCGTTCGAGGAGAACCTCCTGTGAAACAGATTGATGCACAACGCGTGGAGAGAGAAGCGGTGAATATTAATGATACACCGTTTACCGCTGTATGTGATTGGATTGAAACGTGTGAATATCAATGCAATCCTTCTCTACCCATGAAGGAGCTCGATATCGACGATTCTACCTATGATGAATTCTCTGCTCGGTGGCGTGTTCACCAGATCAAAGAACGAATCAAACAAATGTTCTCCGTTCAATCATTCTATCAATCTGAAGATCTATGGAATAGCATGGCAGACATTCCACGTCTGGCGATTGTCGATGTACTACATGATATTGTAAACAACAGAGCCTTTCAGGTTAAATACAACGATACCAATGGATACATTCGATATTGCAATGGGTATTACCTTCTTCAACCAAATGTCTATGCGGATCTAACTATTCCATTGGCCATCCGCGTTGCGAAATTCCCTGTTAAACGCGATAACTATGCACCCATCCAGCCAGAACTGGCAAAATGGGACGACGATGTCAAGGTAGACGATATGGCAGCGGTTCCTTCTGTATCGATTGATCGATTGTGGATTGCTATCGTACGATGGGTTGATCATTTGTCTACGAACTCAGAATATGTCGACCCTCCTGGTGAAGTCGATCAGCGTAGAAGAGATATTTCTCAGCATGATGCTGAGAGATTGGATCAATTTCTACAAATCATACAAATGATTCAGCGATTTCATCGAGCCTTTCATCTTTCCACTAAACAAAACCCAGAGTCATTTCGACGTGCACTTCTATTCTATTTTTGGGATGAATGGCTGTCCTTATCTGAACAACGCAAACTGGTCATGTCCACTCCGTCTGTTCTCGAGTGCATTCGAAACGATCAATATCAATTTGGTAAAACACTCGTAAATCGATATTTGGATCCCAAATCAGGAGCCGTCATTTTTGAATGCGAGAATGGAAAGGATTGTGTTCCTTCGTTTGTTCATGAGATTAACCGCGATACCAAAGAGCCGATGCGTGTTTTTAAAGTGGATCGAAATACAACGGGAGAACGATATGGATTCATCGCTCCAAAATACGGAGATCTCGTTTTTAAAACAGCAGAAGCACCCATGCCTGGCGGTGTAGTTCCTAGAGGAAAAGAGTGTGCGAACGTAAGTAATACGAAAGGCCATCTTACCATCTTGATGAATCTGGGATCCATTCTAGAGACCCATCGCATGACAGACTTTGAACTAAATCGAGAGAAACTGACTGGAAAAGAGGAGATCCGAAATTCGATTCGTCTATGTACGTTGATGGATTTGGTTCTTCGATACATGGATGAAGAAAAGATTGATAAGAAGAAATGGTTCTTTCGTCCCATCATGGCCTTTTATACCGGTCATAAAGGCTTATTCCGCGATGGCAGCTCTGCAGAGTAAATTTGAGTCCATTTTTTGACAAAAGGATATTGGTAAACAGAAGAATGGAATCCACCGCTTTCTTTGAAAAGAAGATCAGTCTTAATCCAAGTGATTTCAATGAAATGAAAACTGTGTCGGTTGATGACTTGCTGACGAAAAAAGCGAAAGAAACCATGGAAGGCAAGTGTTCTGAACAGGGGTTTGTTCTTCCCGGTTCCGTCGAACTCCTTTCTCGCTCCATGGGCTATTTTGAGTCCGCACGATTTACCGGCGACGCCATCTATTATTTGAAATTGAAAGGTCAGGTAGTGTATCCTGTTGACGGAATCAAAGTATCAGGAACCGTTATCCGTAAAAATAAGATGGGTCTCTACATCAACTACAAAGACGCCATTCGCATTCAAGTTCCACGCGATCTTCATTTGGATCGTCCCGAGTTTGAAGAGATTCAGGTGGGAGAGACGGTGGAGGTGGAGTTGAAGCGGTCCAAGTTCGCCATTCACGATGCTTACATCTTGGCAAGCGGCATGTTTCTCTCCGTTGTTTCGGATCGTCCGATCCGGCCAGTTGTAGAAGAAACCGAACCGGTCGCAAGCCAAAGCGAACCAGAGGAACAAAGTGAACCAGAGGAACAAAGCGAACCAGAAGAGCAAAGTGAAGCAGTCCAGGAAGACGATGAAGAGGACGAAGATTAATGTGCTTGATCCAAGACTTCGAACATCTATACGGAATTAGAAATGGCCGCCCACGAAGAAAGAAAGCAGATCTTTGACACCATCAAAGCCTTAGTGAAGCCAGAACAGGAAGAGATTTTCAGAATTATCCGTAAATTAAAGGTACCCTACAGCGAAAATTCAAACGGTATTTTTTTTGACCTGTCCTCTCTTTCCGACGACGCCTTTGAGCAAATCAAAGAGTACATTCAATATTGTTTGAAGACCCGACAGGAACACGAAGACCGCCTTAAAGAATTAGAGACCATTCGAATTCAAAACGAGCAATATCAGGAGTAGTAAAATTTGAATCTAAAGCTTATCCTGTGATAAAGTGATAGAATGACGACCCCTGCCAAGAAATATCAAAACATAAGCTACGCGGAATTGCTTTCCTTCGCCGATCAGAATCCCAATCGACACCGAGAATTGGAGCCCATTGAGATTCGTCCCTCCGTCCAGGACACCTCCCTTGAGAAATTGTGTCTCAAGGGCTATACGGCCACCAACGTCACGCCCGCTGGAATCCTCAGCGTCCTGGCCTGTCTTGCCGATCCATCCTATTATTCTCTCGCACCGCAACATGTTCGTGTTCAACAACTTATTGATCTCAGTACGGCATTGCAGCTGCAAACGGATGAGCTGAAACATACCTCCCTTGCACGCAAACGCAAACGCATTCACGACCTGGTGGCTGGAGCATACAACGGTGCACGCTTTGAAGACAAAGATTACTTTGATCTCTACCACGGAATCAGCCTCATGAAGGGTCTTCACTTTATCTTGATGAAAGAGTCCGTCCAGGATAAGATCGAAGGAGTCGAGTACGACAGTGCAGTAAAAGGCGAGATTCTCTTCTCATCCGATCCCACCACCTGGAAGGCGGAACATCCCATTTGGATTGTCGATTATCGCGGTCGTTGGATTGCCACTCCCTCTGAATCAAACGCACAGCCCATTCGCTCCATTCTTCCCACCTGGATCACCACCATCGACCAAAAAGGATGGATCATTCAATGGCCTGAAATCGAAGCAACCAAGGTAGAATTGGTCGAACGTCTATCCGTCCTTCCTGGATGGCAAGAAACGGACAAAAAACACACCAAAGATATTCTCTCGTCTCGTCTTGGTCGTGCTCTTACCATTAAGCAATTCATACAGTGGAGCACATAAGCACTTAAATAATTTCATGATAATTAAATGATAATGAGCCAGCTTCTACAGGGTCGTGCAGTTGGCGTTCACCTTCTTGTTAATGTTTACGATGTTCCCGACATATCTCTACTTGAATACCTTACTTGCGGACGTCCCCTATTAGATCAAATCGTACAAATCATGCAATTACACGTTATGGCCCAAACAGGCCATCAATTCCAACCGAAAGGCTACACGTATGCCTATGTTCTGTCCGAAAGCCATTTCACGATTCATACCTACCCCGAACATCGATCTTGCTATATCGATCTTTTTTGTTGCCACCCCGAGTTCAACCCCGTTCAAGCCATTCATCTGATCAAACGCATGTTTCATACGGAGCATGTACGTTATCAAATCGTACCACGTTAGAACATAAATTTGACGTAGCATAGACCTTGAAGCTTAAGGTACAATTCCTGTGTCTATTAAGTAGAATGGACCTCTCTCTCGAACAATCCAAACAGCTCACCGCGTTTGTCGATGATTGGTCCAAAGATAAGAAGATCGAACTGGAAACCAGTTTTGGCGAAAACTATGTTGTTGATTCCATGACCTTTCTTCAAATCGCCCAGCGAATCCGCACCAAAGGATTCGAAGAAATTCCACAAGAGGATTACTTGAACATCATTACTCCGAATGAACTTCGTTTTACCCTTCGAGGTCTCGGTGTCATTCAGTCCTATTGCCGTGATGATACGATGAATCATAAAGAATTCACGGTCATGTTCAAAACTCGAAACTCCCGAGACAGCAATCTGAATTTGGACGAGTACAACATTCGTTTCAAGACGCGTCGCGAAGAGGAACTGGGAGTGGATGATCCCCAAGTCGTTCAGGTACTGAATCAATGGCCGACTCAACAAAAAGCGTTTCGTCTGATTCGTCGTTGGAGCTTCAAAGGAAAGGGCATTCGCATTGATTTGTCCATGGTACGCCAAACCCCTTCTGGTCGAGGAGGATTTCAGTGGTCCACCTCTTTTCTTCAACGCAGTGTACTGAAAGAAACGCCTCGTTATGAAGTGGAAGTCGAATTGCTTCACGATACAGAACATACAAAAACACCGGCAGACGCTCTTCGATCTCTCATTCGTGGTGTAGGAGAAGTCCAGCGTGCCATTCAAAAGAATTCGCTTCTGATTCGCAAGTCCGTTGCAAACCATGTACGTGCAGAGTATCAGAAAATGACGGGAACATCCAAAATCCGAGGTGTCAAGGCGGTTACCCTTCAATTGGAAAATATGACGGAGAAAATAGATGATCGGGTTATTAATATTAGGACTGGTTTCAATGCAACTGATAAAGCGGACGGCCTTCGTGCCATGGGCTACGTCGATTCAACGGGCGAACTCTACCTCCTCGATCAAAACATGAACGTCTATCGCACCGGTCTACGCAGTGTCGCCTGTGCATCCAGTCTTGTCGACGGAGAATGGATTACGCTCAATAAACACAAAGAGGCTCGAAACGATTATTTGATCTTTGATATTTATCACGCCGCGGGTGGAAAGAAAGTATCACATCTACCATTTATGACATTTCAGGATGGTTCCAAAGAACAAGATGGCCAGCATCGCTATCGCATGATGAATGAATGGTATGATCAGTGGGCAGACGGAGAAGAAATCACCGCACCCAAACAAGTTTCCGAATCCAATCGTCTCCAAATCATGCTGAAGGAGTTTGAGTTCGGAAATCCTGGAGATAATTCCATCTTTACATCGGCGTGTTCGAAGATTTTAGATACTCCTCGTATTTATCATACCGATGGTCTGATTATCAGCAGCAATTCCCAGCCGATCCCTGATAACGCCGATGTGCGTTTCGATCATCAATTCAAATGGAAACCCTCCAAGGACAACACGGTTGATTTCCTCATCAAGTATGAAGCCGATAATGAATTTCCTACCATGGACAAAATTACCACAACCGTGGATTCCAGTAATCAAAAGACCATTCAACACAAAACCATGCGTCTCTATGTGGGAAGCTCAAAGAGCATGATAACAGAAAATCCTCGTGCTGCCATTCTGGATCAGATGATGGATAAAGAGCCCGTTCGAGGAGGATACCAGCCCATCTTATTTACACCGGTCGATTTTCCCGATACCATGGCGAATACATGCTATGTCTTAGTGGAGACCAATGGAGAGACCGATGAAGAATATGCGATGACAGAGGATACAAAGGAGCCGATTTCCGATGAATCCGTGGTGGAAATGCGATATGATCCATCACGTGAACCTGGGTGGCGATGGGTTCCCTCTCGTATTCGTCATGACAAATCCGAACGTCTGATGCGTGCCAAAGCAACGGCGAAAGCTATGGGCAAATCCATCGTGTATTCGGGTATCATGAACGACGAAGCGGTAGCGAAATCCGTGTGGAACTCCATTCATGAGCCCATAACGGAATCGATGATTCGCACAGGAAATGATGCTCCCAATGAAGTCGAGAATCAACAGTTGATCTCCATTCAAGCCGTTGACACAAGTAAAAAATACTATGAACGCAAGGCTCCTAAACAGAACATTGCTCTCGTGAAGGGTCTTCAGGACTTTCACAATAAATATATCAAGAATGAGATTCTTATCAAGCGTTCACTGTTGGGCGGACGAAGCAAACTCTTGGATCTTGCCTGTGGTAAAGCAGGTGATTTGTTCAAGTGGTTCTTTGGAGGTGCCAAGTTTGTCGTTGGTGTCGACTATGCGGGTGAGAACATAACCAATCCAAACGATGGTGCTTATCGACGCTACGTGGATCTCATTCAAGAATTTAAAAAGAAAACA